GGTGTCTTTGCGAAGCGTATAGTGCTACTATCATCGCTTGACACGCATGACCACTTGGATAACTTCTAGTCTTATTCGTTTTACTGTTCATAGGACGAATAGACTTGTCTACTTCAAATGGTCTGTCTATATTAAATTTCTTTTTAAATTTTCCTATAATACTAGAAGAAGCGTTCACTAACGCTTTATGTTCGTCATAATCAAACTCTAAATCATTTTCTCTACAATAATGTTCTACTGCATAAAATGAATGTTCATCATGATTACGAATTGACTCTTCATCCTCTGGAGTTCTTTTCGCAATAATGGGTTTGATTTTATCTGCTTCCTTTTGCATATCTTTTGGGGGGAGAGGAAGTTTGATACGCTTATGTGCGTTCATAGGAAAAAAGTTATATTCTTTTTTCTCTTCTACCTTCTTTGTTTTCTTAACAAGTCGTTTAACCTTTGCGTTTAGTTTTGCAACTGGTTTAAAACTTGTATAATTTGTATATGTTACTAAACTCATTGTATCCCCTAGTGGTCATAAAGACCGACTGTATCCTTATTTATGTATACTGGTTTACAATAAGCGGTTGCTCTATGTTCTGGGGGTATAAGGGAAGAATATCCGTAGTTACCATATCTTTTCACGACTTGACTTGCATACCAGTTGCATACAGTAATGTCACGAAAATACATAGGTTGTCCACCTTGTTTTGCGTCACCTAAAAGAAACACCAAGAGAAATGCGTGTATCATGCATTACTTAAAGACAACTCCAACAAGTTTCATAAACTGAGCTTTACCACCCTTGTTGATAATATCTTCCATCTTCTTTTTAGTATCTGGTCTTACCTTTTCAAGAGCTTGAGTTAACGCAGACGCAGTAAACAAATCAACTCGTACACTTCCATCTTTTAATTTAATCTTATTATTCTGTTTGTCTTTAACAATCTTTTTAAGAACATCTACGTTTGCTTCATTAAGATACTCTTCACCAAAGTCATCTATAGTTTCTTTTACAGATTTTCTGAAGTTACCTTCTCTTTTTGCTCGTAGTTCACCCATTCTTTTAATGAATGCTTTTGATTCTTTAGTACGACCATCATACTTTTGTATTTCTTTTTGTTTCTTTTTACTTACTGCATTGGGTGCCATATCAACTCCACCAGCAGAGACAGAATTTGTTGGTGCATCTTCGTTTTTGATTCCCAACATCTCATCTTCGTAAAACTTTTTCATTATGTCACTAAATTTTGTCATAGTTCCAAATCCCCTATTCCAACTTCTTTTATATCTTCTGCACTAACAAAGATTTTTGATTGTGTTGGTATATGTATAACTGGGAATATTTCTACTCCCAAAATAGAGTCCATAGGTGCAACTGGTTCAAATACTTGAACTTCATCACCTTCTAGTGCATCTGGACTTTCAGCATCTTCTGCATCAAATGTAATATCATTTATAAGTTTATATAAACCTTTAGGTAACATACCATTGTCTAAAGTAACTTCCTCTGATATTGTATTATCTAATTCAATATTATTTTCTTTTAGATACTTCATAAATTCTTGTTCCCACATCTTAGGGTCAACATCTTCTTTAAAAGTATCTTTTAATAAAAATAGTGCGGCTGCATATGTACCTAGTTTTGTTCTAAGACCAGGCACCTTTGAGAAAATCTTTTTAATATTAAAAACTAATTTGTGAAGAATTGTATAGGCATTTTTTTCTTTTGTAAGATTTAAAATTGTTGGTTTATTAGTGCCAGGAATAGTTATTCTTCGACCATTTTCATCAATAATGCCTAACTTATACGCCTCAGTCTTTTCAAAAGGAGTCGTTAATAACTTTATAAACCTATAAGTTACAAATAAATCAATCGCTCTACCCATTATAGTTCCTTTAAAACCTTACTAATCTTTTTATCGTCATCTATCTCTTGCAATTCTTGTTCTGGTAACATATTTAAATATACAAGAAAGGATTTCAATTGCGACCAATGTTCTGGTTCTATCTTAAATAGTAATAAAGTAGAAGCAGCATCAGGCCCGAATACATTATTTAATATAATAATATGATTCAATAACAAGCGTTCTTTAATGACACCATCAACTTTATACTTTTTAAGCAATCGTTTGATATACTTAAATCGTTTCATGTCATCATAAAACTCTTTTTCGCCTTCGCATTGTGGATTATCATAATGTTTTAGTGCAAATAATAATACATTATCAGTCGTTATTTTTTCAAACATTTAAGAAATTTGTGCAAATACCTTGTGAGTTCCAGTTGCAAGTCTTTCATATACGAAATTAATACTTCTGCCACTCTCAGTTTCATTAACTACTTCTTCTGGGGCACTGTCAGTATCTTTTCCATAAACTCCACCATGTTTTACTAGAGGTACAGAAATTTCTCCTTGTTCTCCAGTAAATTGAACATCACCAAAATTTATTCCAACTCTCATTAGTTTGTTTCTTAACTCATCTACGGCTTTCTCTGGATTTAAATATTCTCTAATTCCAATAGAACCTACAAATGCATTAAGTTTTTCAATAACAGAATCATCAGACAAATCCATCAAGTTACCGTCTTCATCAACAGCATTTTGATGTTCGTCCAAAGATGTGTATTCTAAAAACGTCTTCATTCTTTATCTCCATGTTCTTCGTCAAAACCATCATCTCCATAGATTTCTTGAAGAGGTTGTTTCTTTGTTTCTTTTTTAACTGGTGCAGATTTTTCCACTGGAGCAACCTCTTTTGGTTGTTTTACCATTGGAACACCACCAGCACCATATACAATATTATCACCCATGAATTATCTCCTTATGATATTGTTACACCATTTGATGATACAACAACCCAATCACTTCCAGTGTATGCTAGGGTTGCACTGTCACCAACATCATTCCAAACAATAGAAGTTGAAACTTGAGCTGCAAGTAGATTACCAGCAGATTGTGTCATTGTTGCATTACCACCATCTGTTTTCATAACAATAGTTTTCATTTGACCAACAGCACCATCAGTAAGTGTTATAGCATTTGCACCAGTTGTGACCAATAATGTCATTGGGTGAGTTAATGTAACAGCACCAGCACCAGTAAGAGTTTGTGGTGTAAAGATGTTACCTCTGTGTCCTACAACAGTCCATTCACTGTTTGTAAACACTAACATAGCCGCATCACCTTCTGCACCAAAGGTTAAAGAATCATAACCATTTCTTGCAGCTGGTGTGAGTGTATAAGTTCTTGCGTTTGTTGGTGCAGTTGTCATAACAACTATTTTAATCTGACCGTTTGTTCCAGCAGCCAAAGCTCCAGTTGCACTACCACTTAAAGCTGCACCGTCAAGAGTTGTTATTGAAGTAGTTACGTTTACTGCTGTACTACCAGTAATATTTTGTGCAGTACCATCTAATGCAACATAAGTTGGAATGTTATTGAAGATGTTTGCAACACTAATCTTTTTGTTAACTGGTGTTCCAGATGGGTCATCAATCACATGAATTAAATCTTCTCCAGCGATTGCATTACCTAAATCGGTAAGTGCTGTAATTTTCTTATCAGCCATTTATTTTCTCCTATTAACCCTTTTTCTTGGGAATGCTACTGCCAGTATCCTCTGGCACCACCTTTAATTCAGAAAGGAACAAATCACATTGCTGGATTGCACCACTAATTGCGTGATGTTGTGCAACGAGATTTGACCTTTCTGTATCAAGTTTATTTAAACTTTCTTTCACTTGTTGTAAGTCACTTTCCAGTGTTTGCTTACGAATATTAATTTCAGTCTCAGTCAATTGAGGCATTATGTATCTCCATTATTTAAAACATTATATTATATATATTAACTATCTGGAGTTGCGATATCCTCTGCATCACCAGAAATACTTGAAGCGGCAACTAGAGTTTCATAGTGAACTCTACCAGCACGACCACCAGTACCTACAGTTTTCTTAACCCAACCAATATGAGCAACTTCTCTACTGTCATTATCACCACTGTCACCTAAACCTAGATGTGCAGTTACAGATGCAGTTGCACCAGTAAATGAGTGTGCAGTACCACCAGATGCAACAGCAGTTAAGTCAATTACAGTTCCAGCGATAGCGTTTGCATAAGTTGTTGCAAGTTTCATTCTGTTTGATGTACCAGATTTGATTGCAAAGTAAACAGTACCATCTGTTAGGTCTGCTTGAGCACCAGAACCACCTTGTGCATATGTCATTGCATCACCAGTTGTTAGTACAGCATATAGTGCAGCTGGAATAACAATCTCATCAGTACCAGTAACAAGAACTCCAGATTGTGTTAAGTTCAAACTTCCAGTACCATTAGCGGCTGCGACTGTGACTGTAGGTGCAGACTGATAGTCAGAACCAACTGCTGTTACAGTAATTCCAGTAACTTTACCACCAGAAGTAGTTGCAGTTGCAGTCGCTTGAGTACCCTCAAGTGTCTGTGCATTGTTACCAGTTCCAGTTAAAGTAATTTCAGTACCAGCTTGTGCGTTTGAAAGTGAAGAAGCAAGTTTGATATTGTCTTCATCTACTCTAATTGCAAAGTATTCAGTATTATCAGCAAGACCAGCAAGTGCAGTTCCACCACCATCTTGATATGTTAAAGAAGTACCAGTTCTCATATTGTGACTTGCAATCTCAATTGAGTCAGTACCAGTAGTAACTTTTGCAGTTGCAATAGTTCTTACAGTTGGTGCTGGGATTGTTACTGCTGGGGCAGAACCGTGATAGGTGTTACCACCAACATAGTCAATACCACCAAGACTTGTAGTTCCAACACTTACACTAGCAATATTATCCAAACCACCAAGTGATTCAGCAGATGTAATACCTAAAACATTACTATCTATAACAGCAGTAGTAGTGCCGTCAACTGTAGTTTTTCCATGTCCATTAATAGGTGGTCTTGTTACTGTGCAAGATGAACCACTATTTGTAGATGGTGTAAAAGCATTAGTTGCAGTGAAAGCTTTAGTGGATGTACCACCAAAAGTTTGTGCGTTGTTTCCACTTCCAGTTAAGTCCAAGACTGTACCACCTTCAGTTGCAGATACAGTAAATTTATCAGCGTCTACAACAGTCTTAACAAAGTAAGTTGTGTCATCTTCTAAACCAGCGATTGCAGTTCCACCATTTGCATTATAGTGTACATTTTGGTTTGCTACGAAACCGTGGTTTGTAATTGTTATTCTTTCGTTACCAGTTGATACAGCTGATGTTGCAACAGTTCTAACAGGCTGAATATCTGCAACCCTTACCTTATCACCGTTGTCATCAATGACAATATCACCGACTGCGATTTCGGATGTATCTGCACTTGAGTTACCTTGTACAATTGCACTTGCATTTGTAAATGTGTAAGCACCAGTTAATGCAGAACCATCATTCATACTCCATGAGCTCATTAGATTTCTCCTTAGTTTATAAGTATATACTACCTCTATTTATGTTTATTTGAAACCTAACCGTTTCAGTTGTGCAATAGTATCACTAGGAGATGTGTGGTGAACTCCCATACCACCTTTTGCTTTCCATTCGTTTATATTTTTAATATAATCGTCTATCAATAAGTTAGGTTTACCATCCGTTGTCATTGCGTATTTCTGTTTATCCTCACGCATAACCAGATGAATTCTACTTTTTTTATTTAATTTTGCATTTTTACTCAACCATTTATACTTACCCTTTCTAGAGTTTGCATCTTTAGTAGAGTATGCAGATAAAATGTGTGCATCATATTTATCAATAAATGACCACATTCTTTTTGCACCAGGCATCCATTCTAAAGTTTCCCAGAAATCTTTCTTCGCAGATATCTTAGGCCATTTAGTTCCTTTCTCCGCTTTTGGAAAAGGAACACCCAATACTTCCTCTGCACCTTTTAGAAAGTTGCAAAGTACCATATCCATGTCACAATAGATAGTCGGTAAATTTTCAACCGACTCCGTGACTTCGTTTAATACATTATATAAGTTTTTCACATTTACACCTTATTATTAGTTTCTTTTATTTTAGGCATTTTAACAGACGTTTCAACTGGAGTTACCTCTTTACCAGTATCCGTCATCTTCTTTACACTACCATCTTTTTTCTCTTTTGTCAAGGACTTTTTTTCATTCTTCTCATCTTCTTTATGGTCTGGAGTATGTTTCTCCCCCCACATCTGAAGAACTGCATCTCTCAAAGAACCTTTTTTAGTTTCGTGGTATCTTTCAATTGACTCACCCTTTACAGCTTTAGAAACTGCTTTACGTCTTTTGTGTAGAAATTTATCAGAATCATCAACATCTCCATCATTGTCAATGTCTTTGTCTTTTCTGTCCTTAAACTTCTTCTTGACTGCTTTTGGTTGAACTGCATCAAGACCGTCACCATCATCAGACTTGTCATTCTTGTTAGTTTCAGTTCTATTCGCTTTTAGTCGATTATCACCTTCTTTAACTCTTTTCTTAGTTCCGTCTGATTGGACAAACTCTTTCATTTCTCCATTTTCATCATAGTCTTCACACTTATAAGTTTTACCAGCAACTACGAAAGTTTCATCACCATTTTCTCTTGCAGCTTGTAGAGCGGCACCAAATGCGTTACCTTCATCTTTTTTATCAGATGCTTCTGTCCACATTTCCAAAATAGTATCTTTTAATGATTTAATCATTTCATTCTCCTCTTTATACATATTCAACTCAAATGGTTTTGAACCACCTTTGTTATAAACTTGGATTTGTAGATTTCCACCTTTACCTTTGAGTCTGTATTTGTTTGTTTTACCCTCAGATGGTTTCTTTGGGCCAGTTGCGACTTCTTTGTCAATTTCCTTTGGGTCTACAGTAATACCCAATTTCTTCTTTGCATAGTCATATGCGTGTTGCATTGCATCTGAAAATGTCTTGTGGTATAAGTCATACTTTTCACCAAATAAATCAAGCTGACCACTACGAAATTTTTCTGCTTCTTTCTCACTTTTATATGGTTTACCAATATTCACAAATTTACCTTTGGTCATTTTTTGAATTTGAAATTTACCATCTTTGTTCTTGATAATTTTAATAGTTCCTTCTTTAGATATTTCATCAAGTTCAAACTCTTCCTTTACCAGTGCTTGAATATCTTTACCAGCAATATAGTCTGGAAGAACCTTCTCCAAAGATTTTTTAATGTCCATAGATTTCATTGCATCTTTCTTAAATTTGTCTGCAAATGATTTCATCTGTTTATCTTTTTTCATCTTTGCAACAATAGAGTCAATCTTCATTGCAAGGTCTTTCATCTTACCTTCTTCAAGGTTTTCATTTGCCTTTCGCAAAGCATCTGCAACTTCTGGATATTTTGATAACCCATCTCTGATTTTTTCAATCGCCTTTACAGCGCCTGTCATATTACCTTGTTTGTATCTAGGGTCATTTGCAATACCGATTGCCATCTTGACTTCTTTACTAGAAGGTCTTCTTGATTGAAATTTCTCATCAATTCCTTCTGGAACATATTCCATTTTCAGACCAATCTGTTTACCAAGTGTTTTAGTCTCATCACCAAGACCATAAGAATTGTCTTTCACTCTATTTCTAAACCATTTAATAATTACTGGTCTTGCGTCTGCCTTTTCTTTACCTTTATCCTCTAATGCTCCTAGTGCATCAAACAGTTCATCATCTCCAAGTAGACCATAGAGTTTTGCGTTTGCAGAATCTTTATACATCTTTTCGTCTTCTGTATTACCAATCGGTAATGGTCTAGACATTAACTTCTTGAGAGCTGCAACCTCTTTAGGATTGTCAGGCATTTTCCAAGTACCTTCATCAAGTTTTAATTCTTCACCCATTTTAAGAGTAGAAAGTTTCTTTGCAACATTTAACATATCTCTTTTTGATTTACTAATCATTGCAACAAACTTTTCTTTGTCTCTTGGTTTCTGGATTTTCATATGTGCTTTGGTCATCATGTCTAGGATTTTTGCATCTACTTTTTCTTTCTTACCGTCTGCAAATTCAATAGGCATATTACCTCTAACATCCATCGCTTTTCTCATCTGCATGATGATGTTCTTATCTGCGGCTTTCTTATCAGCATCAGTCGCATCTAAATCTAAATCAGCAGGGTCAATCGCTTCTTCAACTTCTTCCATACGTTTACCTTGAGTTGCACTTGTGTTAGTTGGAAACTTATCCATCCCATCTGGTAATGGTCTATTAATCATCATGTCACTCTTCTTGTTATCTGGAAGAGGTTTTGTTAGAGTAACAACTCTACCTTTGTTTCTTCTTGCCATATCCTTTGCATCAGATTCCTTAGATGCAAAACCAATAACTAATCCTTTTTTATCTACAGCGGCAAACTTGTAAGCCATACCTTCATCAAGTTCTTCTACTTCAATCTCTTCAATAATCTCATGATTGGTTAGTGAATACTTTTCTCTAATATCGTCTATAGATGCAGCCATATCACCAACTGCAAATGTAACCTTACCATCTCTTCTGTATAGAAACTTCTTTACACTAGTAGGACTATCTTTTCTTGCAAGTGTAATCTTTTCAACTCTACCTTTGTTTACTACATTCTTTGATTTAACAATGTATTCGATAAAATCTTTACCTCTTTCCAAGGTGGAACTATGTTTTATTTTAACTGTATCACCCTTTTTAAGTTTATCAAAAATCTTGTTCAACTTTGGGTCATTCATTTTTAATTCATTCAAATGCATCTGTGCAAGTGTCTGACTCATTGGTTGTCCATATTTACTCATGTCTTTTTCCTTTAGTTATCTACTTTTGCACCAGCACGCCACTGATAACAACTCCAATACCTTGCCTTCCATTTAGGGCCTGGGTCATCACAATTGTGTCTTGCACGAAATGATTTACGTCTTTCTGGGTCATCACGATTAATACCCATGTTTGGGTCACCAAAACGAACCACAACGACTGTACCTTTTTCGTTTTTTACATAAACCTTAAATTTCTTTTTAGGGTTTTCACTTGTACGAATAGGGTCATTTAGTTTGACCTTCTTACCTTGATACTCTGCGGCCTCAACAATATGGTCAAAATGTTCTGAACAGTCATCACAACAAGGAAGTTTTGATAACATCGCTTCGTATGTATTATTTAGTTTTTTCAACCATTCATCACCATATCTTCCTTGGTACATGGAGATTGTTTCGTTATCAGAGTACCACTCTTCGATAGACTCTCTTGTTATTGATTCTGATTTCTTTTTCTTCTTTTTATATCCACCAGCACTAATTTGTTTCTGTAGGTCTGGGTCTGCTTTACCACCAGTTAACATTGAGTTAACTCTCGCAAATGCCCACTGTTGTTGGGAAGCGCCTGGTCTATGTCCACCCTTCCACGCAGCCATTCCTCTATCATAACTTTTCTTTAGAATAGAATATGGAACACCAGTTTGTTTGGATTTGTTTACAAGACCCTCAATCTTTTCGTCAAGTTGTATACTCTCATCAACTTCATACTGAGCCATTAAAGTTGTAGGTAACATACCCTTTTTAACTAGTTTATTAATATAATCAATAAGTGGAAATGCCGAACTCATTCCAAACATTGTTGCAACTCTTGATGCATAGAATTTATTTGAGTGTTTATCACCTTGGTCTTTTACCATCTGAAGATATGATTGCAACATTTTTGCATAACCTTTTGGATGAGTTGCTCGGTGTATTACACTCTTAATAAGTGCTGGTAGATTGATTTCTTCTATACTCTCACCTTTTGCCATTTTAGTTAGAGTTGCATAGTAGATTGATTCACCTTCTTCTTTTCCATACCTATCAATAAAATCTTTTTTGTCAATATCTTTTTCGTATTTCTTTAACTTATCTTTTTCACCGTCAGTAAGTTTTCTTTCTTGTGCAGAAAGTTTTGCAACTCTTTCTTGGTCTTGTGCTATTCGTAATTGAAGTTGTGCAACCCTTTTCGCTTTCTGTAATTTATCAAATTCATCTTTTTTCTTAGCTTGGTCAGACTTTGGTTTTTCTTTATCGTCTTGTTCATTTATCTTTGAGGTATCAGTTGCCATAAATGGGCCTCTTCTCAAAGCTTTAAATGCTATTTTTACTTCATTACCAAATATTTCTTTTGGGTGAATAATATTAAATGTAACCATTTGAGTATTGTTATCAATACCCTTTAGTTCCATATCTATTTCTTTATAGACCTTACCTTTAAATTTCAAACCATGTGCAGTAACAAGTTTCTGAACTTTACCTTGAGAAACCGCTTGTTTTGCTCTTTCACCATACATCTGTTTGAATTTTTTAGTATACTGAGATGGTTTAGTCTTTGCACCTTTATCGCCAGGCGCATCATCTCTAGAACCACCCTTTGCAAAATGTCTTGCACGAGCAATCTTAGTAGACTTAGACATTTCATCACCCTCAGCATCTTTAGAATAATACTTCGCTGGTTGTGTACCTTTAACGTCTGCAACGTCACCTTTTGCTTGTTTTACTCTTGTTTCCTCAACTTCTTCACCTTTTCTTGATACTGGTTTAGAGGATTTCTTTTTAGACAATTTAGTAGACACATAATCTTTTGCTTTTTTAATACCTTGTCCTATAGCTGCACTAGCACCAGCATATGCTGATGGACTTATAGATGTAGCTCCTTTTGCAATTCTATAGAGTAGTACTGGATTTTCATTTAAGTCGTGTAACCAAACTCTTTTCATACCTTCTTCTAATACAACATAGTTTGTTCCTTTACGAACAATAGTACCTTCTTCACCTAGTTTTGTTTCGACAACATCTCCTACATTCCAAATTTCTCCACGAATATATGCATCTCTCAAAATTTCTTCGTCTGTCCAGTTCTGTTCTCGTACACCCATATTCTTACGAATGTCATCAAACAGTTTCTTACCATCACCAAAGTTTCTAGGTAATCCTTGTTGAAAAGAATCAAAGTCACCTTGTGCAGCTGCAGCTCTCATCTTAGATGCAGACATTCCTTCTACACCTTCTGCGTCTGGGTCACGCTCTCCAGCAGATACAACTCTGATATCATCAAAACCATAGTATCCGTGTTTACCTTCAACACCATTATACTGATTTAACAATCTATCAAATTCTTGTACTCTGTCAGAACCAACAACCATAACGACTGCTCGGTGTCCTTTATTATGAAGTTCTACTGCAATCTCAAATACATTTCTTGATTTACTTGTGATAATGTTTCTTGCATACTTGCGAAACATCTTTTTCATGTATGCAACTTTTCTAGAATGTGGAAGTGGATTCTTTTTTGCATCTTGTGAATGAGATGGATAAACATACATTAAAGAACCAGAGTTCTTTTGTTGTTGTTTTGCAAGTGCATCTATAAGTTTTTCGTGACCAGTTGTTGGAGGATTAAATCTACCAAATGTAAATACAGCAGTATCACCTTTTGCTTCAGAAAATGTTTTCATATCAACCCTCCCTCTGAGCGAGTCTTGCTTTCTTGACTCTCTCACCTTCACCAGCTCTTAACTTTCTAAGAAGTTTTGTAGTTATCTTTTGAATAACCTTTGCTTTCTTTGCAGTAATATTCTGGTCAATCTGAATTCTTTTTTGAATGGGAAGTTCACTGTACTTGATATCACCCAATTGTCTTTTGATGACCATCATCTTTGCTTGTTTTGCAGCTGACTTTTGAAGAGAAGCAGCATCTCTTTTTCGGAGAAGAGCTCTTTTCTTCTTTATTTTTGTGGAAGATTTCTTTGCAAGAAGTTTCATTCTTCTACCCATCTCTCTCCGTCTTTGCATTGGAGATTTAGTAGGTTTGATTGGTGCCTTCTCGCACAACATTTCTTTTAAAGTTTTCATTTATCCCATGCCTTTATTGCAGTAAAGTTGTTAAAACTAAATTCCATTCTATCAACTAACTTTACAGCGTCACCAGACACCCTATCAATTGCAACATAACCCTCTGGGTTAACCACTTTAAATCCATTACTAGTCTTGATAAAGGTATCTGTTAAACCTTTAACACTATTTAGTTTTTTAACAATCCCCATCTTTGCATTTACAAGGTGCATCTGAAATGCAGTCACTTGTTGTAGATTGGGTAACATCTTTTTGAATTCTCTAACGTATTCTATCTTCTTTGTTTCCAGAACATCTTTGGATTTCTGGGTTTTAAGTTTTTCAATCTCTTTTTGAAAATGATTTTCAACATGAGTAATGTAACCATTTGCGTGTCCTTTTGGGTCTGTAACAGCCTGACCAGCACGAACCTTGGTATTGTTATATGTCTTATAACTTGCACCAGCTAACTTACCAGTAAGTGAATCTTGTAACCTCAAAAACTTCTTGAGTAGTGGTGCATTAATTCTTTGAAATGTTTTACCACAGTTTGATAAATGTGAAGTAACCTCATCAGTTTCTTTTGAAGTCATAGTTGCTTTACCAGAAACATCTTTATAAGTTGCATCATCCATCCATACTGTTTTTGATTTTGTAAGTCCAGAAATATTTGCACCAAATGATGCTTTCATATCTTGTAATGTAGAACCTTTATATGTTGTATGCCATACCACACCAATCTTTGCACTATTGATACTTCTACCAATATCAGATGTAGGGTCAACTGCATATACAATTGTATTAGGTTGGAATGTTATAAATGACTTACCATCAATCTTATCTTTACCTTTGTCTTCAGATGTAAACATCAAGTCGCCTTGAAGAACACCCTTGATACCAAGTTTTGAAAACTCTGTAAATGATGTTGTAAACTTTGATTTCAAAGTACCACTTAGTTCAGTTGCATCTTGGATTTCCTTGACACTTTTATACAAGAATGGTTTTTCATTAAATACTGATTTCTTTGCAACAAAGAACTTACCATCACTTGGGTCTTCTCCAGCAAAGATTGCAGGCGCACCATCCCACTTGACTGTCATATTGACTGAAGACCTTGCTTCTCCAGCGAGCATATCTCTTAGAGAACGAACAAAGTTAATTGCAGCTCTACCCCCAGGCACACCAAAGTTTAATATCTCATCTTCGATATGTTCTAAGTGTAGGTTCTTACCTTCTTTACCTTCTATGATTAAATCAAAATTTAACATTGTTTTTAAACTCTACCTCTGGTTCAAAACCCATAAATTTGATAAGCGCTTCCCAAGATTTTCCAATTATTCTTTTTACTTTCTTGAAGAAACTTTTGAACCACCCAATAACTTTATTTGCAGCTCGTTTAAATACATCAAAAATACCTTCCGTTAATAGGTCTGCATTTTTAACTTCTTCTTCAACAATCATCTTAACACCCAAACCTACAGCAGACCAGAAAGTATAATAACCAGTTTTCCCTTTAGGATTTGTTGGAGACTTTAATTGAGATTCAGTACTTTGTGTTGCTTTGAATTTTACATCTGGTTTAACTTGTTTTGCAATCTTTTTTACATATGCATCAGTCATACTAGTAACTTTATGACCTTGTGCATTGCCAGTGTAATCTGTTACAAGAAAATAATCAGCAGTTCCGTCACTATCATCAAACTTAACTTTGCCTGTCATTGCTTCATATGTAAATGCATTTGCAAATGCATCATTATTTGAAAATAGATTTCTTAAATCTTGTTTAAATGTTTTGTGAACATCATCTGCTTTTTTAAGTATTTCAACTTCAGCAAACTTTGCTGCTTTTTGTAAATCTGTTTTACTACCTTTGATACCTAATTTTCTCATATCTGTAGATGGTAAAAGGTCTTCCATTTTCTTACCAAGTTCTTGAACTGTCTTATCTAACTGTGTTCCAGACTGTTCTGCAGCTACATAAAATGTTGCAGTTGCTTCATTTCTACCACCAGACATTAATTGTGCATCACCAGTTTTTAAAGATATCTTATCTTTACCAATAATAAAATCTGTCTTTGGTGTTAGAGTAGAACCTTTTGCACCGTTAGGAAAGTATGAATTCCATTTCTTAGATGCTGGATATGCATTTTGTGGGAAGACTGCTTTACCAGATAACTTTAATGAGTCTACAATCTTTTTACCGACTTCATTTGAGTTATCTATATTTTTTGATGTGAATGGTGTACCACCAGCAGCAGATACAATGACTTTTTCCATATCATATGCAGCTGTTGTGTCACCTTCTGCAAGAACTAATTTTGCAATCTTCTTAGGAATAGGTTTAGACATCTTCCAATTTCTCCATCTATAATAGTATTATTTATGCGTTAGGAAACTTGGAAAACCGTAGTCACCAAATGGTTTATGTTCTGTCATCCATTTAGCAACAACCTTTGCGTCATCTTCAAAATCGTATTCTCTAATAATCTTTTTAGAGGGAAGTTCGATTACTTCCCACTTTTTAGATTCTACGTTGATGTCGTAGTGATATTTTATGTTAGACCTTGATGTCCGAAAATTTCTCATACTTGCTAGTCTTTCCAGCAAATGGAGTGTTGTCGAATACAGGCTCTTCATTGATTTGTCCACTATCTACCAAGTCCTTTTGTGCTTCTTGTTCAACATCATACAGTTTCATCTTCGCTCTGTCAATACCTAATATAAATCTTTTATTCATAGTAGGGTCATTATAACGATTCTTCAACTGTTTTACACAGATTTGGTTGAGGTCTTCAAGTTCTTCTGTAGAAATGAGAGCAAACATAAGGTCAGCCGTAGCTGGTAGACCAAAACTTTCTGACGTATCTTCCAACCCAATGTCGCTTGAGACAAACCCCCCTCTAGTAGTTTGTGTCGCTGACATAATCGGTACGTTTGTTTCAACGGCAAGTCCTCTAAGTTCTTCTGCAATCGCCTTAATATAGAAGTATGAACCAACATTTGCATTTCCTTTAAACCTTGAAGACGCACATATATTCAGATAGTCAATAAAAATAATGTCTGGTTTAAAACTTCTCTTTAATGCGAGTTCTTTAATCAGACTTCTAAAGTTTCCAACATGAGCAGATGCAGTTGGGTATTCTTTGACAATCAACTTTCCATTTGTCTTTTTATTTATTTTTGTAAGATAACTTTCAAACATCTTCTTAGGAAGTGAGTGTAAGTCATCTATAGTTACATTCATTAAGTTTGCATCAATACGTTCTGCAATGCGTTCTTCTGCCATCTCTAATGTGATATACAGAACATTTTTACCTTGCATAAGCGTAGATGCGGCCATATGACACATAAACAACGACTTACCAACTCCAGTTCCAGCAAGTGCAATATTTAGTGTCTTTTGTGGTAAACCACCTTTCGTTATCTTATTGAAATAATCTAGGTCAAATGGTATCTTAATCTCTTTCTTATGATAGAAATCATACCTATCTAAACCATCTTCAACATAGTCGTGTCCTACTGATAAGTCAAACGATACAGCAAGTGCATCTGAAAGTATAGAAGGAATTGCTTCTGGAGTTCTACTCTTATCTTTCCCATCAATAATACCTATTCCATCAAGTACTGCGTTATAAATCGCTTTGTCTTTACAGAACTTTTCGGTTTCGTCATGTAACCATTGTAAGTCCACTTCGGTCTTATCAAGTGAACTAATGATATCCACAACTTTTTTATACTCTTCGTCATTGATATCTTTTCTATTATCAATTCCAATAGTAAGAGTTTCTTTTGTTGGTAGAGAGTTATATTTCTCTAAAAACTTTTCAATTTCTTCAAAGACAACTCTCTCTTGTCTATTTGCAAAATACTCTGCTTTTATGAAAGGTAGTACCTTTCTAGTATAATCCTCATTATAAATTAAATTTGTGAGAGTTGTTCTCTCAATCGTTTGCGTTGTTGACATATTGTAAGTTTCCATCCTCAAGTTGTTTATCCATTATATCATAAAGTATGTCACCAATCAAGTTAAAAAAGTCATCTTTAAAATAATCTTTTGCTAACCCATTGGAATCTAATATCTGCCAGTCAAATTGTAATCTAAGTTTATCATCCTCTTCAATAGGAGTAACTTTTCCATATCTGTAAACTACCCCTTGATAGAAACCAGCTTCTTTGGTTAAACCAATACCTTGCCACTTTGCACCTTTATTTTCTACAAAGGTATATTTATCTTCAATATCAGACATTCTCAGTTCCTAATGTTTTATCACCAACTCTGTTTAGTTGTTGTGCAGTAAGGTAATTTAAAAATGTTCCCAGAACATATTTTCCAGAACCACTTTTTACTGGATTACCTTTATGTAAATAACTCCATGTGCAAGGAAACATAATAATACCACCAGTTGTTACTTTACTATTATGATTAAAGTTTGGAAATGTAGTTTCACCCCCAGAGAAATCTTCATTAAGGTAACAAATAATAGAGAGGAATCTTTTTGCAGAGGATTTATCATTCACATCTGAATGTAAATCATGTTGTTGAATTCCATCTGGTAAATATCTTTTCACTCTAAAATGTTCAAATCCATATCTTGGAGGCCACTGGTGTTTAATAATATTAGTATCTTCAGTATACCTTTGTATTGTACTTTGCAAATATTGAAGTATAATATTTGTATATTGTTGAAACTCTTTATGTTGCATAATATCTAATCGTTGACAATTACAAGCACCACAAGTTTTATTACCTTTAGTATCATAACATAAACTCATAGACTGAATTTCTTCAGTCTTCTCTTTCCAAAGTTTTTCGTAAATGTTTATAATATCAGAACAAATTTCATCACTAATAACATTTTCATAGTTCCGTATGTACGTTTCCATATTTGAATTCTTTCTCTGCACATTCATCTAACTGTTTCATAATATCTTCAGTGAAAAACTTCTCTGGATTATTATTAATCGTTTTACCAAAAGTTTTAGAACCATCTGGTAATTCAATACGAGTTGAAACATTTTTGAATATTTCATATTTTAGTGCTAAGTCAAGTAGACCATAGTATTTATCCAAACCTTTATCATAAGTCAAACGAACATCAACCATCTTGTTTTCAATAGTCAACCTTGACTTGTGGTTTTTACAGTGAACAATATTACCAATTACCTCAGTACCATCTTTCTCTTTTTTCTTTGAAAGGTATACAATTGAAGAAGCTGCATACTTCAGACCAGAACCACCACCCATTTCTTTCTGTGGGAACATTGAACCCACAACATCATAGGTATGGTTAGTAATTACCATAGGAACTTTTGCACGACCAAGTTTCAAAGTCAATACACGAAATGCAGCTTTAAGAACTTGTGCTCTAGTCATATCCCTAGTTTCTTTTCCATCAGCAGTATCTTCTACTTCTTTTGTAGTAGATAACATACCAAGTGAATCAAGACAAAGTAGAATAGGTTTTCTATCTGCTTCATTCTGTTCTAAATATTTTTCTAGTACTTTGAGTGCTTGAGTTCTAAATTCTTGCACAGTAGTTACTGGAAACAGTACCATACGATTTGGGTCAATACCTCTATCAATTACCATCTGTGAAGTAATCGCACTTTCACTTTCAAAGTATATAACACCAGCATCTGGATTTGCATCCAGAAAGTTTTTAACCATACCCATTACAAAAAATGTTTTACCAGTTGCACTTTCACCAGCGATTGCAGTAATCTTATTTGCAGGCAATCCACCGTGAATACTACCACTTAGTAATGCATTAAAAATATAAGAACCAGTATCTATAAACGAATCTACATCTCCTGCTTCTACACCATCTGCAACTAGACCAGCATATTCATTACCAGCCTGTTTTGCAATATTTTTCAAAAAATCCATTAAATGTCATCCTCATCTCTGTTGTCAGAACGAAACTCATCAAATCCGCCAGGATATCTGGCTTCAAGTTTCGCAGTATTAATATCAATCAGTTCTTCTATATCAGTTCCTAATGCAAGACAACCTTGTGCAATATACCACATAATATCTCCAAGTTCTGATTTCAGATGAGTGACAACATCCTCATCCATTTCTTTACCTTGAAAGAAACATTTCTTTACAATATCATTGAATTCTCCAACTTCTCCAGATAGACCAATAGATGCAGTAAGTAACCTTGTTGGTTCTACACCTTGTTCTTCTATAATATCAACTGCATCACTAAAATCATCAATGTTCTTAGTTGCATCACTGGATACTTCATCTACGAATTCTTGATAATCTTTTAATAAACTATCATCCATTTGTATCTCCTATTTTGTATAATATACATTATTTATTTGTAAAAGTCAAGTCTTATGACCAACTTCTAAGTTTTTCATTCAATTTCTGTGTAAACTCACCTTCTACACTATCTTGAACAAATAAACAAACTTGTGTTGTATCAAATTCCTCAGTTACTTGGGGAACACCACCATATAATACTAAGTTTTTAGGTTTGATGGGAGCTCCCCCAAAATATACATTACTATAGTTATCTAATTGAGTATACCAATCTACCCAAAATTTTGTTAACCTTGTAGTGTATTGTTCAATACCATTAGTAATAATCCCACAATGAACTATAACCCTTACCTCTTCATTTGGATATTTTTTCGCTAGACCAACGGCAGTAACTTGACCCTTAGATACAAAGTCATATGATAAAACGACATACCTTACTTTATCTTTTATATCCTTATACTTTGAACCATCTAACCAAGTCTTTGCTTTTTCTTGTGTCATTGGTAATACTGGTTTGTCATCAGTATTGTTTATAATAGTCATTGCAAGATAACTACATCTACTTTTTCCAATACCTACTGCTTGACATTGGGGTGTAATTCTATCAAAAACTAATTGATAAGCATTTGGTGACTTTCTATCAACCCAACCATTTGAAAATGCTCTTGTACCTTCATCAATAATATCATATTCTTTTGCTTCAAATTGTGGTAAGTTTTTAGGATTGAAAATAATACCTAACTGCGAAAGCTCATCCATAACTTGTTCGTCTGTAAATCCTGGCTTCCTTTTGTATTTTGCAACTAGTCTATTTGAAAAATTATATTTTGCATATCTTCCATCTCTGGTCTGACCAGTAATATAGATATTATCATTTATAGCTCTTTCATAAACTGCACCAGGCGGTACACTTAATATAGACCCTTTAGTTGCAAGTGAGGTATCTAATTCTTTCTCTTCTGTATCACTTACACCACCACCTTTTCTTGCTTTTTGAAATGCAACAGATGTTGTCTCAATTTGTTTTGTATCTAGACTAATATTTTCTGAATCAATAATATCAAATCCATCAAAGTAAATGGTTTTAAAATTATCTCCATATAATGATGGATATGCATCTAGATTAATCAATGAAATCATTGATTCTAAATGTTCTGGTGTGAATTCGTTAATAATTGTTTTATCTACAGCTGCAGATATATCAAATTTGTATGAATGTATCATATCTTTTCCTTTTCTATTTACTATAGCTTTTTACAGCATCTATACAGAGTTTTACCTCTATTTTATATAGTACCACAAAATTATCGTAATGTCAAATCACTATTGATTCTATTATTACACAAATTGTAGTACTCTTCGTTTATCTCGCTTCCAAGATAATTCCTATCAACCTCTAAGGCTGCAATCGCAGTAGTACCACTTCCCATAAATGGGTCATATACTACATCATTTTCATTTGTATGATTTTCAATCATCAT